TTGCAGAGTTTATACTTCTGCGATAATTCTTTAAACATTCAACAAGTCTTTGTGCTGACTTATCAAAGTATATACGGTGGAAGTTCATACGTGCTAACTTAATACCAGACTCTATGTCTGCTTTAGGTACGATACGTATATCCCATCCTAACTTCTTCATAATATCTTCTGCTGATATACCATGCTTAAAGTCTTTAGACTGTCCGTCATGTGGTAAGAACATTGTACCCCAGTTATAGGATAAGTTCTTTAGTTGTGCAGAATAACTATCTAATGTTCTGTGGTCATCTTCTATATAACCAATGATGCGTAAGTCTGATATACCTTTTTGGCATAGGATAACTGACATGCTGTCGTTCCATCCTAAGTCCATGACTACATGAACCTTCATCATAGGGTCATAAGGTACAGTTGTTATACGGTTACCTTCTTGTGCTTCACGTATCTCGTTAGAGTATATAGCACCATCTACAGCAGCCTTACAATCACCTTCCCAGATGTTTGCATAGTCAGGGTTAGTCTTTAAGCTATGTTGCCTCTCAATTTCCAAGACCTCTGGGAACCAAGGATTGTCTGTGTAATTCACCTTAACTACCTTAGCATTGTCAGGTGTTTCTACCACAAATCTTTTATATGTGTCGTCTGTATCTATATTTGGGTTAAATGACACCCAGATTTCTGAATTAGGTTTACGTATTGTAGGAATAAGTATATCCCATGACTTTTTGGAAACCGTCTGAGCCTCTTCTACGAACACGACATCACAGCCCTCGAATGACTTAATCGACTCGACCGTATTAGTAGCTAACCCAGTAAAACTAAATGAGCTACCATTCATACCTCTAATCTCTGCTTCTAATACTTCATAAAAAGCACCTAGACCTAGTAATTGTATTTGGTCGTTGAGCAAAGTATGGACTGACTGTTTAATAGACTTTTGTATTTCACGTGCACATAAGACACGTAAAGGTTTGTTTGCTGCCTGTATAAGCAATGCTCTTGCCATAGACCATGACTTACCTGAACCTCTACCACCGTATGCTACTTTGTAACGGTGTGGCTCAAATAAGAAGTCTAGCTTATTCGGAAATGTTGCTATCGTCTGGCTTGACAAAGTTAATCCCAATGCTTATAGGTAAATTAGAACCATCTACGCCAGTCAACTCTGTAGTTGCTACTGACTTACCGTCTATTCTATCACCTAGTTCTTTTATAGCTGATACATCACCTGAAGCTGCTTTATCTATTAAAGCCTCTGCTATCATACGTAATCGTTCTGCATCTGATTGAATAACAGCACGTCTCAGAGTATCTGCCCATAACCTATTGTTTTTACTAGAATATGTGTTGCCTTTGTTTACTTCTGCAGCTTTCTCTCTAGCTAATGCTAATTGTTCTTCTTTGTCCATTGTTTTGCAACTCCTAATAGGTTGGTTGCCCTCTATTGTCTATTATCTTGTAATAATCCTGTGCCTAATGGTACACCAACACCTACTCCAAACATTTGGTTACCAAATTTGTTGAATAAACTTGCTCTTTCCTCTGGTGTAGCATATTCATATATATCTTTAATGCCAGAGCTTTCTAAAATACCTTTAGCTTGTGGGTTTAAATCTTTAGGTATAATTGCACCTTTAAACTCACCTATACCAACTGCTCTTTGTGGTTTTATCTCAAAGTATTCTGTTGGCATTGATTTAAGACTATCTAAATAAGCACCAATATCTGCTTTTAAATTTTTAGGTGCGTCTTTATACATCTCATCAAACAATTTATAATTTCTTGTTTCTGCTATATCAAGTATAGCACTATTAGCATCAAAATCTGGATTTACTTCTTTAAGCCTACCTGTTAAGTCAAAATAAGCATCATTAAATTTATCTTTTACTGCTTTAAAATCTTCTGAACCTATTATTCTTTCTCTACTACCTTTAATTTCTGTTAGGTTTTTAAACTTAGGTGTGACTAATGCTCTTACATTGCCTACACCATAATTAAATCCTTCTGTACCAGCTCCGCCCTTCATTTCTTTTACAATGTTTTCTAAAGTAGCTGGTGCATATTTTCTATATCCTGCATTTGTATAACCTTTAAATAATTTAGGCTCTACATTTACACCAATTTCAGGTAACTTTCTATCAAAATTACTTAACCAATTCTCATATTCTGCTTCATTAGAGTTCTTTAATACATTAACATCTGAGAAAAATTTATAATCATTATCATAGGCATTTTTATCTGGAAGTATGCCCTTTTCTTTTAAAAACTTAGCTTCTACTAATGGATTATTTTTGCGTTCTGAAAAATCATCTACTAATTGAGAGAACTTGTAATCACCTCTAGGCACTTCATCTAGTAAACCACCAAATTCTTTTTTTAAATTTTCTTGACCTTTTGAACTAATATCATAAAGAATATTTGGTTTCTTTTTTGTATAAGCATCTGACCTGAATACTGGATTTGAACCAGATGGCATAGCCATTTCTTTAGAACCAATTAATGATATATCACCAAAATTTACAAGTGGGTTTGATGCTTTGCTAATAGCTAATGATGGTACAGGCATACCACCTAATTCTTGTGCAGCAATTAATTTTTGTGGTGTAAGGTTATGTTGAACAATTAGTTCTTCACCTGCTTTAACTCCTGGAACATATTGTGACAATAGTCCTTTACTTACATCACCAACTGGCTTGATAGAGCCAACTAAACCTAAAGCAAGGTCAGTCATATCTTGAGTGGTGTTAACAGGTTTAGGTGTATTTAAGTTTTTCCATAAACCTTGTGGGTCACCACGCATTAAATATGATAATGGTGCATTACCTTGCTGAATATAGTTATTAAGTAGACGGCTTAATGGCGACAGGGTAGCTTGGTCTTGCTGGCTTGCCCATGTATTTAATAATGCCATTATAACTCGCTTTCTTGTCCGTTTCCTTTTAGAGGATATATCATTCGTTTATAGCAGTCCCACCATTCTTGACTATAGTCTGTATTCTGATAGTCTTTAAAGCATGGTGTGCCTAATGTGTGATGCACTAACTTAGCATCTGGATTGTATTCGTATTCTGTTTCTAGCCAATTCCATGTCTCGTCTAGCTTACCTACTTGTTCTTCTGGATACTTGAGCCATTCAAACCTGTGTAGGTATTTACCTGTTTGTTCTTGCACAAACTTAGGTGTTAATTGTTTGTTGAGCCAATGTGAGCAATTCCATAACATAACGCTTGACCAGTTCTTTTTAGGATAGTCTTCGTTCTTTGCACCTAGATACTTAACAGGATGCTTTGTTGTATAGTGATGCTTGACCACTTTAATTGCTTCATCATTATCAAAATTAGCTAATATCTGTGCAATGTCTGTGCGGCATATCATATCACCATCTACGAATAGTGCGATACCTTTAAAGTTATTTAGATATGGCACTAGAAAGCGTGAGTAGATAAATGCGTTACTACCGTCTGTATGTGTTTCTTTGTAGTCTTTTAAAGTGTTTAATGCTAATGGTGTAAAACTTACCGGTATAGATGACTTCTCTATAACTGACTGGCAAAAGTTATGATAAGCAATTGGTTCTACCTTGCCATCATATCCTACGTATATATCTAGTTTTACCATTACTTCTTTTTATTGCGTGAGCTAATATTCTTTGCCTTTGTTTTTGCGTCTGCTTTACTAGATGCTCCCCAAGCCTTTAGAGATAGTAATAGTCTTGTTGGTTCACCATTAGGTTTACGTTCTGGTCCTGGCATATTACCCATACGAGCTAAGAATGATGCACGTCTAGGATTGTCCCCTGACTTTACTGGTGCTTTTAGATTGCCACCTGTTTCTTTATTGTAAGAGGCACGACCCTTAGCGTTAAGTCCGCCTTTAGGGTTCTTGCCTGCTTTCTTTTGCCAAACACTCATTTCTTTTTCTTAGCTGTCTTTGCTGATTGTTTAAATGCCATAGCTGTTGGTGCGCCCTTTGTTCCTGGCTTTCTCATCTTCTCACCTGAACCTGCTTTTATTCTAGCACGTTTAGCAGCGAGATTTGCGTAGAGACCTGGTTTACTTGCCACGTTTAGCTGCCTTTTTCATAGGTTTAGCAGCCATTTTGCTGCCTGTTTTTTTTGCGTATTCTTTAGCTTCCATCTTACCTTTTGCTGTGTAAGGAAACGCTTTCATTCCACTTTTTGTTTTTACCATTGGCATAATTATTTACCTTTCTTTTTAGATAGACCAGCTTCGCTAAGTGCGATTGCTAATCCTTGAGCTTTAGATTTTACTACTGGACCTTTTTTAGAACCACTATGCAACTTACCTGCTTTAAACTCTTTCATCACTTTGCTGATTTTTTTTGATGCTTTGGTCTTGGCTTTCATCATCTTTCCTTAACTTAATAAATCGGTGGTCATATCTGCAATCATTACACAGGCTATACTCGGTGAAGTCAAATGGTTCACCGCATTGTTCGCAAATAGATAGTTTCATAAAAAGAAAAAGCCCAACCAAGGAGAGAGTATGGTCAGGCTTTTGTGGGATTACGTTATTAACGGACAGGAGTTGTCCAACAAGTAGTATTATAGCATACTTTGCTATATCTGTTCAACAACATTATGCGTTTATCCGTCTTTCTGCAATTGTCAAAAGATTATCGTATGCCATATCTAATTGCCAATAAAAGGCTAATGGTGGTTTAGCACCTAAGTATTTAGCATAGATAGCGTCTTGTTGTCCTTGTTCTAAGCTATGTATGATAGCGTGTATAGTTCTAATATTAGACATGTCTTGAGCAGAGCACATTTCTTCGAATACTTCTGAAGTTGACTCACCTCCTGATGACATACCTATGCTTTTAGAAGGGTATCCTAGTTTATGGGTATCATGTTTCATCCATAAGCTCCAATCCTCGAGGATGGACAATAAGCGTTCCATACTAATCATATTGTGTTAGCGTATAAGCTACGCTTTGCCCAAATGTTTCTTGTGTAGTTCTTTGCTGAAGGTTATGTTTAGCATCATCTGCGTTGTGACTGATAACACCTTTTATTTGGTCTTCTGTGAAGTTTGCTGTGTGTCCAAATATACCTTGTAGTGGATGTGGTTGTGGAATGTAATAGTGCATGAGTCTATTATCTTTATCTTTGAATGCGTGTATATGACCCTCCATCTTCATGGTCACAAGCAAGTTTTTAATAGTATTATAATTGCCATCTACATGTGCTGCTATATCTTTTATAGCTTTAGGCTCTGTAAGGTAAGCTAGTATTTTATCCCTGGTATTCACGATACATCCTTAATTTTACAATGCCACTTCTTCTTATCGTCTTGATGCCAACCATGTACATGAATAATCCAACCAGCTTCACGAACATGTCCTACGTTTTCATGGTCACCTATTTTTCGGCAGCGTGCCGCCATATTACTTGCAGTTGTGGTTTGAACCGCTAATACTTCTTTACCCTTTAAAGCTAGTAAGTCTATAAAGCCAAACAAGTCCTGTCTTATCCTTGCAAAACTATTCCAATGTTCTACTACTGCTACTGTGTATCCTTCTTCTCGTAATTTTTTAAGACTTAACTGCGTTGGGCTAGTTGCCATCAAATTGACTTTCGTTAGGTTTAGATGTTCCTTCTTTAAATCTTTTCTCTACATTACCTGTGGATTTATTAAGTTCGTATTCATAAGTGTGTGGTGATACGTCAGGACTATTCTTTTCCTTTTTAAATATCTTGTCCCAGTTATCTTGTGCTTCTTGTTCAGAAATTAACAATGGTC